GCCTTGGCAGGTAGGAAACCCTAGTGAAGTTCTTGAAAGACCAGCTTGACCAGGTATGGACAATTCTTGGCTTAGGCATCGCTTGGGTCGTACTCGAAGGCACAGCTAAAGACTTTGCTGGCTGGGCCATTCTCATAACAATCACGATCTGGGCAGCAACTTACCCCCTACGAAAGGACTGACCTATGTGGTTAGACATCGCACGCAGAACCCTAGCTGTAATCATCTTAAAGGTCACAGGCATCTTTGTCGGTGGAGCAGTTATCGGTCTTGAGGTAGCTCAGGCAGTAGCTATGGCAGCTTTCGCTGGAATCATAGATGTAGCTCAGGAACTATCTCGCTCATACCTGGCTGATGGCCAGCTTGACGCTGATGAGATCAACAAGTCATTTGGCAAGATTGCCGAAAAGACTGACAAGAAAAGCTAAGACCTCAGCTTCGAGCGTTCCTCAGCGGTAGTGCCACCCCAAATGCCTACCATCCCTGCTGATAAGGCATAGTCAAAGCACCTTAGTCTGACCGGACAGTCGTTGCAGACTTCCTTAGCTACGGCAATCAGCTTTTTACGCAGGTACACATCTGGCTCATCCTCTGGGAAAAAGCACTCAGGCAACTGACTACATTGAACACCCCCATTCTCAGTTATGGCGTGTTGTAGTTCAATGTATTTTCTTTCAAGCTGTCTTGTCATAGGGTCAGATTAGAGTAATCTCAAGACAAATAGCAAACCCACGCCGAGAGAGTTAGCGTGGGCTTGCCGACAAGGAAAGAGAGGAGAACCTTGCCAGTTCTAAAACTACCAACCGAGATAAACGAGTTGCATGATGCTGTCCTACTCGGCGACTTTGCTAACGGCTCTGATGAGTGGCACGAGCTACGCAATCAACCAGGTGCAGTCGGTGGGTCAGACATCGCTGCTATCGCCGGACTCAGCACTTGGGAATCAGCCATAACTAAGTGGGCTAAAAAGACAGGTCAGATTCCTGATGAAGTCGAACCCAACATGAGCATGAAGCTCGGCACAAAACTTGAGGCACCTATTTTGGAACTGTTTGCAGATGAGCACCCTGAGTTAGAAATCTACGAAACAGGCACATGGGCAAACAAGACTTACGACTGGGCAAGAGCAAACCTTGACGGACTTTACAAAGACGCCAATGGCAACTGGGGCATTATTGAGGTCAAGTTCTCTCGTGACTACTGGACACAAGTGCCACAGTCCTACCGAGCACAAGTGCTTTGGTACATGAAGGTGTTTGGCATTAGGCGAGCAAAGCTTGTAGCACTTGCTGGCTCTAGCTACATGGAGTTTGACATTGAGTGGGATGAGTTTGAGGCAAACACACTTTGGGATGCTGCTCTTAGATTCCGGCAAGCTTGCCTAGATCTAAAGATGCCTGACTGGGATGGGTCTAACTCAACACTAGAAACTATCCGAGCACTCAGCCCAAACATCGAGGATGGCGAGGCTGACCTGGATGAGCTTGGGGTGCATTACTTCAACTCTGTGCAAGATTACGAGAAGGCTAACAAGCTAATGACAGACCTCAAGGCTAGAGTTATTAAAGCAATGGAAGGTAAAAAGCGAGGCATCATCTACGGCGAGCACCTGCTCAGTCTTAGATCAAGAGCCGGTGGAGCACCTTACTTGCACCACGAAAAGGGGAAATAAATGGCACAGTTCAATCTCAACGATTACGAAACAGTTGAGCAACGCATCAGGCGGTTCTACACAGACAACCCTGACGGCAGAATCATCACCGAGAATCAGACAACACTACAAGACCGACAGGTCAGCACTTGGGTTGTCATGGCAAGCGTGTACCTAGACAGCGAAACCGACAAGGCAAAGGCAACAGGTCTAGCTTTTGAGGTTGATGGTCAAGGTATGGCTAACAAAACATCTGCACTAGAGAACGCAGAAACATCTGCCATCGGTAGAGCACTTGCTAATGCCGGATACTCAGGCAACAAGAGAGCCAGCCGAGAGGAAATGGCCAAGGTTGCAAGGGATAAAAAACCAAGTGCAACAGCTAGAGATTGGCTGGCAATGTCATCAGAATTAGGCAATGACCTTGATGGTTTACGCTTGCTTTACAGCGAGGCCAAGACTGGTGGGGCTGATTTAGCAACGCTAGACAAGATCAAGGAAATTGCCAATGGACTATCAGGCTCAAAGGATTCTGCTTAGTTCCATACTCGAAGTGCAAGAGTGTCTGCATGAGCAATACGACAAAGGTGAGCTAGACATCCTTACCGACCTATGGCGATTACAAAGAGAGAAAGCTAGAAGGCTAAGAGATGGAAATTATTACACCAGGCCACATAGTCCAGGAGCTACAACGCCTGACAAGCGAGATGGACAAGGGAGCTAACGCTCTCTATGATGCCGAGTGCAAGATGGCAGATGCTGAGGCTGCTTATGACAAGGCAGTATCTTTAGCCTTTATCAACAACGCTGGCACTGTTGCAGACCGGCAAGCTGTGGCTAAGTTGCAGTCGGTAGAGGAAAAGCTAAAGGCTGACTTAGCCAGAGCCGAATACAACAGGGTCCGAACCAAGCTAAAAACCCTGTCAGACCAAGCCACAATCATGGCTGTAATCAGCAAAAATGTCGAAATACAGTGGAAACACGCCTAGCTGGTAGCCTACTTGGGTGATTGCCGAAACCTGTAGCTGTGGGGCTAAGTTCAAGACTGACGAGCCTAATCCCATTGTGCTAGTCAGAGAATGGCGAAGGAAACACACCTGCCAAGACAGTGCAGATGAGTTGCGTGACATCGAAACAACAAGCACCATCGGCTTTAGTGCAGACTACAAAGGCACAGGCCTAGACATCCCTGCTAAAGAGTACGACCCTTGGGGCGATGATGAATAAGAAAAGCTTTCAAAAGTTTCTAGATCGTGACAAGTGTTGCTCGCATTGTGGCACTACAGATGACACGCTTATCCCTCAGCACCGAAAGAACCGAGGCATGGGTGGCAGTAAAGACCTAGACCGACCTAGCAACATCATTGTGCTTTGCTCAGAGGCTAACGGCTTGCTTGAGTCAAACAGTAAGTTTGCTGAGCTGGGCAGGAAGTTTGGCTGGAAGCTAGAGAGATGGCAAGAGCCTGAAAGCACCCCTGTTTACATGGGCAACGGCTGGTTTCTGCTGGACAACGATTACAACACGCACGAGGTAGAGCATGACATCGAATACTTTTAGGGTGCTAAGGTAAAACCATAACTAAATAAAAGTGCCGCCTAGAGATCGGAACCTCTAGACGGCGTGAAACCAACAAGTAGACTGTTGGCATCGCTACAATTCTAGTGTGCCAACCTGAATAGGAAGGCACATTTGTGTTTAACTGGGACAATAAAAACCTTGCCGAGGTTCTAGAAAACTACGGCGGCAACATCTTTATGGCTGAGATGGATTACCAGGCCATGGGACTCGACAACGGCCAATGGGTAATGCTGGTCAAAGAGGGCTACGATAACAGAGTCATTAGCCCAACTGTCATGATGCTAATGGCTGAGAGAGCAGCTGCAAGATGAGCATCCAAATTATGAACGCTGTTTGGCGTGAGAGTAAATCAAAAGGCCGAGCCAGATTGGTCCTGCTATCTATCGCTGACCACCAAGGCGAATTAGGTGCATGGCCTTCAATCGAAACCTTGGCAAAGATGGTCAACTCATCGCCTAGATCTGTCCAGCGTGACATCCAAGAGCTCATTGAGCTGGGTGAGTTAGTGGTCGAGTTTAGGTCTGCACCGACCTATGGACCCTACAAAGCCAACCGGTATTTTGTGAACCTGCCAGGGGTGACAAATGAGGTTTCAGAGGTGACAAAAACCGCTTCAGAGGTGACAGATTTGGAGTCAGAGGTGACAGAATCGGCTTCAGAGGTGACAGCAGGTGGCGTGTTAACCCTTAATAGAACCCTAAAAGAAACATTAACTAAACAGGCTGATGAATCGTTTGAAACTTTCTGGAATCTTTACCCTAAAAAGGTAGCTAAAGCTGATGCCCTAAAAGCATGGAAGCAAGTGCTAAAAAAGAAAACCGCTGATGAGATGATTGGCATCACCAAAGCTTATTCTGAAAGTAAGCTACCCGACATGACCTACATTCCCTACCCAGCCTCTTGGCTTAACAAAGGGCTCTACGAAGCAGTCGAGAACGAGAAACCTAAACAGGCCAGCAAACCTATCTTTGGCAGAATCAAGTGAGCGAGTTTGAGCAGCTAGTCATCGGCTCTGTCTTGCTGACAAACGGCAAGGCACTCGATGACCTGACGCTCACAGCCAAAGACTTTGACGATCTTGGGCACGAGAAAATCTACGCAACAATGCTGGAGATGAAACAAGCTCGCCAGCCAATAGATGTGATCACAGTCGGAGCAATGCTGCCAAAGCTTGCCAGCTACTTACATGACTGCATAACCGCAACACCAACTGCTGCTTCTGTTGGCTACTATGCCGAGCGAGTGATTGAGGAAGTCACCAGGCGAAAGCTTGCTCATGCCGGACAAGTAATAAACATCAAAGCTCAGCATGAGGACTTGGCAACAGTCATTGACCAAGCCAAAAAAGAAATTGACAACCTAAGTGATCGCAACACAGCCAGCCGACCAAGCTATGTCAGCGATGAGCTAATCCCTTACCTAGATGAGATTGACAAGCCAAAGAACTATCCACTTAGCCCTTGGAAAGACCTCAACGACATCCTTGGGGGCTTTAGACCAGGTGCCCTTTACATCATCGGTGCTCGACCTGGTATCGGTAAGACCATCGTTGGTTTGCAGATTGCTTGGGAACTATCAAAGCAAGGTCCGGTCAGCTTTCACAGCCTTGAGATGGGCAAAGCAGAACTTTACAATCGCATCATCAGCATGGAAGCCGAGGTTTACATCGGCAACATTGAAAAGGGAACACTCAAAGACATTGACTGGGACAAGATTGCAAGAGCTAAAGAAAAGATAACCAGCCATCAGCTTGCCATCCATGATAAGTCAGGACAAAACCTTTTGCAGATTAGGGCTATGTCAAATGGAGTCAAATCTAACGGCCAGCTTCAAGCAATCGTTGTTGATTATCTGGGCTTGATTCAGGACACCGAAAAGGGCCGCAAACGCTACGAGATGATTACTGACATCTCCATCGGTCTAAAGAACCTTGCCAGAGATCTAGAGGTTCCAGTCATTGCTCTAGCCCAGCTCAACAGAGGACCAGAGCAACGCAAAGACTCTAAGCCTGACCTAGCTGACCTAAGAGATTCAGGTGGAATTGAGCAGGATGCAGATGCAGTAATTCTGCTTCACCGAGAGTCAATCGCTGAGGACCAATTTGAGTGGCAAAAGAGCTGGATGATTATGAAGGTTGCTAAGAACCGACAAGGTGGCTTAGGTGAAGTAGGACTCAAGTTCGAGGGTCACCTGTCCAGAGTTGTCGAAGGCTAAGATTATGGCGTGGATGACAATGTGGCACTGTGTTGCCGATGTGGTGCTACCTGGAAGGTCAACACCCATAAACGCAAGAGGAAAGACCTCAAGTGCCAGTCCTGCCGTATGCACCGAGCCTTGGTTATCAAGTATGGCTCTGAAAAGTGCATCCCTTGGCAAGGTGAGTTTGACAAGGCAACCCTCACTGTGCCAATCTTTGATGGTCAGCCTGTCTTACCTGGCATTAGATACTGTGGCCACAGCGACTGCACCAACCCCAATCATGTCTTAGGTGACCACTAGAGTAAACAAAACAACAAGAGATAAGGAAAAAGAGATGGCAAGTATCAAAGTAAAGGGCACTGTTAGCCGAGTATTTTACGAAGGCAAGGGCATTGAGCTGACCGAGGCTTACACCACAAAGGCTGGCGAAACAATCAACAAGCGATACACAGTATGGCTCAAGGCACCTACTACTTGGGATGTTGGCGATGAGCTACAGGTTGAGGGTCTTTACTCAGCCGAGATTGACAACTGGACCAACAAAGAGGGCGAACCTAAGCAGTCCATCAAGGTAAGCATCAACAACCCTTACATCACCCCAGCTGACGCAGCTCAGGTAGTCAAGTCGTTGTTTGAGCCAACCCACGAGCCAAGCCCTTTTTGAAAAATCTCCGATGGTTAGTGCCAGCTCTCACCGCCGGCATACTAATAAACCTATCTTTGAACACGACTAGCGTTCTTGGGGGTTTGGCACTAGCCTTCGGCCTTATCTACAGCATCGCTGCCATAATGGGAGCATGGGACTTGTATGGCAGAGGTAAGCTTTAGCATTACTGGTGATCCAGCAAGCCAAGGCTCACACGCCATCATGAATGGCCGCATAGTCCAGGTCAACAGCAAGAAACACAAGGCTTGGCGAGCAGCAATAGTCAACGAGGTCATTGCGACCTTGCCAGCCGACTGGGAGCCGATAGACGGCCCCTGCGAGCTGATAGTCAACTTCTACATGGCAAAGCCAGCATCCGTCAAACGCTCATCCCCCTCAGTAGCCCCAGATCTAGACAAGCTGGTCCGGTCAGTAGGCGATGCCCTAGCCATTGCAGGGGTCTACACCGATGACAGCCGAATCACCCGAATCTCAGCCCGAAAGCTGTATGCCCAAGGCATTGAGCCAGGGGCCACAATTACTGTCAAAAGCCTAGAATAACGACACGCCGAAAAAGGCAAAAAAACACAAAAAATACCAAAAAAAGCCAAAAAAGGTGCTACTGTTGTCTTATGACCCAAGGGGGGTCAAAGAAGGAGTACCAAATGAACAAGCCAAGCAAGTCAGAGTTCCAGGATCTAGTCAACGATTACTTCAACGCAGGTCTTGGAGAGATGGCAGATGTTTACGCACAGCTAGACAACTGGACCCACTACTACAAGAGCAAGTTCTGGTCAGCAATCTACGAAGCTAGGACCAACGCATGAGGGGCTGGCTGCTAACAGTCAGCATCTTTCTATCCTTTGGGATGGTGTTGGCCATTCAGCAATACAACTTCACCATTGGCTACTACGCCGGTGCAGTCCTGATTGCAATTCACTTCCTAGTAATCGCACTTTGGTTCACTCGCAAGGGTGCCAGATGAATAAGAAACATCTCGCACAAGTCATAGAGGAAGCAAGGCTTTGGACCAACGCTGAGTACGAAGCTAAAGGGGGCAACCCTGAAACTGACAAGTACCACATCCAGAAACAACTTGCCCGACTTACCCTGCTACAACACATCGCAGATACCTACATAGAACAGAGAGAAAATGGCCAACTATAACCCCGAACCAATCGAGTTTGCAGTCATGGACTACAACCCGAACCAATACAACTTTGGTGTGGCTAAGTCTGACGGCATCTACATGGGCCGAAAGATGATGAAGGATGAAGTCCTAAGACTTATCAACGCTGCTTACCCACAGCCAACCAAAGCAATCGCAATCATCATTGACCTAATTGAGGGGGTGCAAGTTGATCCAGATAGCCGTTTCTCAGATTCCACAAGATAAACTCGCTGCCTACATCAAGGGTCGCAGAGATGAGCAGAAGGCAGTTGAGTCGCTTATCCAGGCGATGCAGATTGACCGGACTCTTGACATCGCAACAGGCCACATGATTATGGGCTACCTAGCAACTATTGACAGAAGGCCAAAGGTGGAAGCATGAGCGAGCTACAGGACATCATTGCAACCAGCTCCATCAAAGCTTTCAATCATGGCATGAAGGCCGAGCGTGAGCACATCCTTAGAGTGCTGGCAGAAACAAAAGACCAGACCCTTTGCACCTGTCATGGCTGTGAGGAATGGATGAACGCCTTGGACTTTGTAATCGCCAGAATCGAGAACAAGATCCATGACTGACAGCGAATACACATCAGGATTCAACAACGGCAAACGCTATGAGCGTGAGGCCATCCTTGAATACATCGCTTACCATCCAGAGGCTACAGCCGAGGACATTGCTGCCGAGATTGAGGGCAGATACAACTCTGACATGAGAGTCAAGTTAGGTGGCACCAAATGAACCTGGCAGAGATAGAGATGAGGCTTGAACTACTCAGCATTGAGCTAAAAGAGCTGGCCAAGATTCTGCAAGAGATTGACGCACGAGCACAGGAATTGCAGGATGGCAATGTTTAGGCTGGCTTGGCGTGAGTGGCTACAACGCCGAGCTACCGACATCTGGTACCGAGGCTTTGCTGCCGGATACAAAGAGGGTCACACTGACGGCATTGACTACTTCACAGACAGGGTAATCAACGAGATTATCAACGATGCAGTTTTGAGCATGACTGCTGATACCGACACCATTGAGCGTGTCGTAGAGATTGTTGAGGCGGTGAAATACATTGGCAAAACACCGAATGATCAGAGCCAAGACTAACTGGCCTTTTGTAATACGCTGGTACAGATACCGCATCGAGTTTTACCTTGGCAGACTTGTTAGGGCTTACATCACTAGAGGTACAAAGTAAGAGGGGGCAGAAATGCTTGAAGGGCTAACACCACCAAAAAGACAGCCAGCTTGTAAAGTTAGGTCTGTGATTGAATCGCTAGAACCAAAAGATCAAGAGATTCTAAAAAACGCTTTGGCCGATGTAGAGTGGCCACACTCGACATTGACACATGAGCTAAACAAACGAGGCATCACAATCAGCGAGCAACCAGTTCGCACCCACAGAATCGGAAGGTGCAGCTGTGTTAGAAAATCTTGAGCCAACTCCGAGGATTACGGCCCCAAAGGATTGGCGACCTGCCGTTGAGTTTGACGGTACCAACGGACAGGCTACAACCCCACCGACAACCGGCAACCAGCCAGACTTCACCCAGTTTCTAATAGACCAAGGCTTTGACCCTGAGAGAGTAGAGATCTATGGTCCTGTTAGAACTTCACGCTGGCAACAGCGAGAGGGTGGGGACTGGCTGGTTAGCTGGCGGTTCAACTTCCGACTCAAGACAGAGCTAGAGGTTGACCTACCAACGCTTTATGCTCAGGCTAAAAAGTCAGTAGGCAAAGTTGCCAGAGATAACAAAGAAGGCAAAGCCCTTGTCATTGTCCCATCAGATTATCAAGTCGGCAAAGTGGCAAGCAGAGGAAACACCCAAGACCTAATCGCCAGGGTCTTTGAGAGCTACAAACGCATTGAGCAGAAACTAAAACAAGGCAAGTACGAGAAGGTAGTTATCCTCGATGCCGGCGACATGATTGAGTCAGTGTCTAACAAGGCGAGCATGGCTCAACTTGAGAGCAACGACCTAAGCCCAATGCAACAGGTTGACATGGCAGCTGCCTTGCTCTGGGATCTAATCAAGATTGCGCACAAATACGCACCTGTTACTTATGCCTCAGTTGGCTCGAACCATTGCCAGCTCAGAGTCAACGGCCAGACAGTCGGTAAGCCAGGTGTTGATGACTGGGGCATTGTGATTCTGCAACAGCTTCGCAGACTAAGCACCGAGCTGGGCATGGATGTCAATTACCTAGTGCCTGACCCCTACGATGAATCACTTGCCTTTGATGTGTTTGGCGATAGCTTCCACATCCTTGCCTTAGCTCATGGGCATCAAGCTGCTCGACCAAACGGAGTACCTGATTGGCTTATCAAGCAGACCTACTCCCAAGGCCCAATCTCGGGCTATACCACCATTGTGACTGGTCACTTCCATCATGTCAGGGTCGAGGAACTGGCCCCAGCAAGTAATGGTGGATCTAGGTATTGGGTACAGGCTTCGACAAGCGATAACGGCTCTGACTGGTTTCGACTCAAGGCAGGAACTGAGAGCACAACTGGCATTGTCTGTTTCGAGCTAGAGCGTGACACACACTTCCAAGGTACTGTTTACAAACTCTAAGTTGCAGGAAAAGAGAGATGACAAGAGCTTTTGACTTATCAGCAACAGCCAGACCAGACCTATTTGACTTGCTACTTGATGAGATAACTCTGGACAAGGTCGAAGTCAGGCGTGTCCCAGTCAAAGAGATACGCAGAGCTGTAGTGACTGGCCATTACTCAGGTGTGATGCCAGATGCAACTCAAGATGCCTTTGGTGCTTACCAGGATGAGAAGCTAGTTGCTGCTGTTGCCTATGGCCCAGGTGGAAACAGCAAAGCGTTATCAGCAATCATTGAGGGCATAAACAATACAACTGGCAGGGAACTTATTAGATTATGGGTTCACCCAGATGCACCTAAGAACACAGCCAGCTACACAGTGTCTAAGTCGCTCAAGCTTTTACCTAAAGAGGTAGAGCTTGTAGTTAGCTTTGCTGACAGTGGACAGAACCATGCTGGCTATGTCTATCAAGCCTTGAACTTTTATTACTTAGGCATGAGCAATGAGGGCATCAGGTATGTTGACAGCACCGGCACAGAGGTGACAGGAAGGCTGGCTAATGTGTACCGCATGAGGAACCCTGACAAGTTTGCCGACAAGTCACTTACGGAGATACGCAACGAGTTAGGCTGGACAGCAATCAAATCACACGCTAAGCACAGATACGCTTTGGGAATCAACAAGGGTAAGAGAACTATAAACAGAGAGCTTGCTTCAATGGCACAGCCATTCCCTAAGTTGCCGGAAAGAAAAGAAAACCATGCCAGCCTATGACTACAAGTGCAACACCTGTGACCTAACCATGACAATCCTTAGAGGGATAACAGAGGATGAGCTAAAGCCAATCTGTGTCAAGTGCCAGGCAGAGATGACTAGGAGCTACGACTCTGCCCCTGCTGTCACATTCCTTGGAAAAGGTTGGGGAAAAGATGGGTAGGTTCCCTAAGCCCTGCCTAGTGTGTGGTGCCCTAACCCAAGGCCTTAGCTACTGCACAACTCATCAAGAACAAAAAGATAAACTCAACGCTGTCCGACTGCAAGAGTATAAGAAGCGTAAGCCCAACATCTACGACTATGACTACCGTAAGAGGGCAAAAGCAATTAGAGAATCAGCAATCATCTGTCACCTCTGCCACGAGCCAGCTCGATACAATGACCCCTTTGAGGCTGATCACTTGCTTGCAGGAGATAAGTCAAGTCCTTTAGCAGCAGCACATAGAAGCTGCAATCAAAAGCGTGGCAATAAGCCCCTATAAGCCCTAGCAGCTACTAGGCAACACGCCGAACAACCTACCTACGCCCCCCTACGACATCTAATGGGGGTGGATACCAACAAACATAAGGCATTCCGCCGACACCCCGCACGCAAGGCTTCTGTGCAGAGTAGCAGTTCAAAAGCTTTGGGGTAGGCTTGACCCATGCCGAACCCACCAAAGCCAGCCGAGCTAAAAATGATTCAAGGCAATCCAGGCAGAAGGCCAATACGCACAAATGACGCTATTGCCCCACTTGAGTACGGCTACATAGAGCCACCTGTTGAACTAGGCGAGGTTGGCAAGAAGTTTTGGGATTCGATCTTTGGTGCAGGTGAGCTGTGGATCAGCATCAAGACTGACACTCAACTTGTGCAGCTTGTCTGTGAGCAACTTGATAGGCGTGAAGTAATCAAAGAACAAATCCAAGCTGACCCAACAGACCCGACTTGGTTTAGACAAGCAAACGAGATTGAAAAGGCCATTATTCAAGGGCTTAGCTTGCTAGGGTTTAGCCCAGCCGACAGAACTCGCCTTGGCCTAGTATCTGCCAAGACCAAAACAAAGCTAGAGGAAATCATTGCCAAGCGAGAATCTAGGCAGTAGCTGGCCACCTAGATGGCTGACCCCTGTACCCGATGAAGCTATCTTGGCTGGTGATGGTGACTATGCCATTGAGTTTGCCGAGGCTTTTGGCACTATCGGTAAAGACGGAATTGCTGGCAGAACAGGCGAAGCCCTAAAGCTCAGACCCTGGCAAAAAGAGCTAGTCAAACGCATCTTTGCTAGAGATGCAGATGGTGGCCTAAGAGCAAGAGTTGCCCTTGTAGGTACTCCAAGAAAATCAGGCAAAAGTGCCTTGGCCTCAACCTTGGCTCTTTACAGCTTGATTGCCGAGGGGATAGACGGTGGCGAAGTTGTAGTTGCTGCTGCTGAAAAGGAACAGGCTCGAATCATCTTTGGCGAGGCAAAGCGTATGGTCGAGTCAAGCGAGCTGTCTGAGATGTGCACCCTTTATCGAGATGCCATCTATGTGCCAAGCACTAACTCTGTAATGAAAGTGCTATCTGCCGAGGCTTTTTCCAAAGAAGGTCTGAATGTTAGCCGAGCGATTGTTGATGAGATCCATGCCCACAAGACTCGTGAGCTATTTGATGTGCTCTCGCTTTCAATGGGAAACCGAGGCAAGATTGCACAACTATTGGCAGTCACAACCGCAGGACAAAAGACAGACCAAACAGGACAAGACTCAATCGCCTATAACTTGTATCAGTACGGCAAGAGAGTTGCTACTGGTGAGATAGATGACCCAACCTTCTTTATGTCTTGGTGGGAAGCTGAGCCAGAAGCAGATCACAGACTTGAGTCAACATGGGAATCAGCCAACCCTGGCTTCAATGACCTTGTAGCATCCGATGACTTTGCCTCTGCTGTCAAAAGAACACCTGAGCCAGAGTTTAGAACCAAAAGACTAAACCAATGGGTCAGCTCGATGAATGCTTGGCTACCAACCGGCAAGTGGGAAGGCCTAGCTGGTGATAAACAGATAACAGCAGACACACCAGTAATCGTTGGCTTTGATGGTTCATTCTCAGGTGACTGCACAGCTCTTACTTATGTGACTATTCCAGAAGGTGATGAAAGCCCTTATGTTGGACTACTAAGAGCTTGGGAAAAGCAACCTGAGGATGGGGATGATTGGCGTGTCAGCACACAAGAGGTTGAGGACACCATTATTCAGTTCTGCCAAACGCACAATGTCAAAGAGATTGTCTGTGACCCCTTTAGGTGGCAACGCTCTATGGAAGCCATGATGGAGATGGGTCTGCCAGTTGTTGAGTACCCTTCGACCAGCCCAACTCGTATGGTGCAAGCTTGCAGCAAGTTTTACACCGCTGTCACCGAAAACAAAGTGATACACGATGGTGACCCCTTGCTTGCTAGACACCTGACAAATGCTGTAATCAAGGTAGATCGCTTGGGTCCAAGAATTGTAAAAGAGCATCGAGGATCACCCCGAAAGATTGACGCAGCCGTTGCAGCCGTCATTGCCTTTGATAGGGCGACTGTTGGTAGAGTAGAGGCTGAGGAACTACTCCCGCAATTCTTTATTTAGGTTGGTAATGACAGCGACAATCCTACAAGCTATCGGCATCTTTACTATCTCTCTAGGTGCAGGTCTAATCTACCCACCAGCAGGACTTATCTTGCTTGGTGCTGGCATCCTCACTTTTGGTATAGCTATTGAGCGAGGTAAGTAATGCTAGGTAATCTTTTTGGCGAGCAGAGAGCTGTTAGCTTTCAAACTGTTTGGGGTGCAGGTGAGCCTTGGGGCTTGCAGTCAGAGTCCGGTGTCAATGTCACCACAAAAAAATCCTTTGAGATTGTTGCATTCTTTTCTGCTGTCAGCCTTATCTCTGACACCATCTCGACTTTGCCATGTGGGGCTTATCTAAGGCTTGGCAATACACGCCAGCCCTTGAACCCACGACCAGTTTGGTTGGACCAGCCAGATGTAGACCTAAGCACAAGGGCAGCGTTCTTTCAGCAGGTCTTTTCTAGCTTGTTGGTACATGGCAATTCTTACACTCGTGTCTTTAGAGATGCACAAGGTCAGGTTGTAAACCTAGTCAACCTTGATCCTGAGAAGGTAGAAGTTGAGCGTTCGGCTATTGGTCGCAAAGTTTACAAAGTGCAAAACGAAGGCCGTATGCTTTCAGGCGATGAGGTCATTCACATCGTTGATCTAATCTTGCCAGGTGAGCTAAAGGGTCTAAGCCGAGTCGAAACTCTAAAGCAAGCACTAGGTCTAAACATCGCACTCAGCGATTACGCTGCAAGATTCTTTGGAACTGGTGCAAGTGCATCAGGTGTAATCGAGTTCCCAGGCAACCTAACAAGCGAGCAAGCAAAACAACTAGCTGACGGCTTTGATGCAAGACACCGCAACGGCACACGCAGAGCACACCGCACAGGTGTCCTATCTGGTGGAGCTAAGTTTGTTGCAACTCAGACTGACCCAGAAGCAAGCCAAGCTCTAGAATCACGCAAGTTTGCAGTAGAGGAAATCGCCAGAGCCTTCAATGTGCCACTACACCTAATGGGCGTACCAGGCACAGCAAGCTACGCCTCAGTCGAGCAGAATGCGTTGCAGTTTGTTTCGATGACTCTTAGGCCACTAGCAGAAAAGGTTGAGGCAGCATTCTCACGCCTACTACCTGGTGATGCCTTTATCAAGTTCAACTTTGCCGACTTACTAAGAGCAGATGTCGAAGCCAGAGTCAGGTCTTACTCAGTAGGAACCCAAGCTGGTTTCTACTCAACAAACGATGTAAGAAAACTAGAGGACATGGCACCTGTTGAAGGTGGCGACCAGTACCGAGTACCACTAGCTAACATCAACCTAGTAGATGCCAATGTAGTGACAGAGGACCGCAAGGTTCTAATGGCTAACCGCCTAGTCACATCAGGATTCAAGCCAGAGCAAGTATTGGCAGCTCTTGGACTACCGCCAATCGAACACACAGGCGTACCGAGCGTAATGTTGCAAGGTGTTGCCCAGATTGACCCAGAGGACCCTACAGCAGTTTACGAGGCTAACTAATGATCAACCCAGGCACTTACAACATTGTCTGCCCACAAGGTGCAACCTTTGACCGCACATTTACTATAAATGTCAACAACGCACCGCTAAACCTGACCAGCTACACCGCTGCAATGCAGGTCAGAGAGTCATACGATGCGACCTCTGCCCTAGTCAGCTTGACAAACGGCTCAGGTATTACGCTCGGTGGAACCGCTGGCACTATCGGCGTTGTTATCTCTAACACCGCATCATCAGCCGTACCTGCTGGTGCCTATTCCTACGATCTAGAAATCAGCTCAGGTGGAGTGGTGACTAGATTGCTTGAAGGCTCGTTTGTAGTGACAGGCAATGTCACTCGATGAGTCAAACAGTTGTTTCAGTAGTTGAGTCGGTCACAAAGGTCACTGTTGCCGAACAGGATGTCACTGTATCTATTACAGAGCAACCTGCTGTAATCACCGCTGCCACAACTGGACTTCAAGGTATTCAGGGCGAGGTTGGTCCAGCAAACACACTAACTGTTGGCACAGTCACTAAGGCACCCGATGATACTGCTGTTGTCACAATTACTGGAACCTCTCCAAATCAGACCATTGACTTTGTATTGCCAAGAGGCTTGCAAGGTATTCAGGGAATAAAAGGCGACACAGGAAACACTGGCTCTGCTGGTGCTGCTGCAACTATTGAAGTGGGAACTACTACTTCTGGAACTGCTGGGTCAACCGCTGTTGTCACTAACTCTGGAAGTAGCTCGGCAGCAACTTTCAACTTTACAATTCCTCGTGGGGACACTGGTGCTACTGGGGCTAAAGGTGACCCTGGAGAAACTGGTGCACCTGGGTCAGCAGCAACTATTGCAGTAGGCACTACAACTACAGGCACAGCAGGATCAAGTGCAACTGTCACTAACTCTGGTACTAGCTCAGCGGCCACATTTAACTTTACAATTCCTCGTGGCGATACAGGTCAAACTGGAGCCGCTGGAACCGCAGCCACAATCACAGCAGGATCTACAACAACAGGTGCACCAGGATCGAGTGCTAGCGTCACAAACTCTGGGACAAGCTCCGCAGCAGTGTTTGATTTTACAATCCCAGCAGGTGCAACGGGTTCTACAGGTGCAACCGGAGCCACTGGTGCCACAGGTGCAACAGGGGCAGGTGTAGCCGCTGGTGGCACTGAAGGTCAGGTACTACTCAAAGTGGATGGCACTGACTACAACACAATTTGGGCAGACAACTCAGCCGAGTCCACCTTCTACCTAGTAAGAAACAACACTGGCTCAACTATCCTCAAAGGCACACTGTTAGCTGCTGTTGATGCAGAGCCAAGTGGTCGCATAGATGTAGCACCTTTTGAGGTCACAGGCTTACAGGACTCAGAACTTAGGGTTATGGGAGTTGCAACAGCCAACATCACTAGTGGTGTGAATGGCACTGTAATGAGCTTTGGAACTCTACGCAACATAGACACTAGAGGCAATGTTGCTAGTGCAATAGCAGTAGGCGATGAAACTTGGGCTGAGGGTGACATTCTTTACGCTCACCCAACAGTTGATGGCAAGCTCACTAAGGTCAGACCTCAACACGATCTAGCCGTTGCCTTTATCACAGTTAGACACGCATCATCAGGTCAGATTGCTATTCGCATTGTGCCGGGCAACTTCCATCTTGAGTGGCTACACGATGTATCTCTAAACTATGAAACCATTACCGACAATCAAGTGCTAACCTACTCAACAGCTACAAGCCTTTGGACTTCACAAACCCAAACAGTCACAATAAACGGCACCGCTGTTGCACTCGGTGGGACCATAACAATAAATGCGAGGCTTGCCTAATGCCCTACTTCATCTCAGACAACACAGATTGCCCTGACTGGGCAGTGGTCAAAGAGGATGGCTCAGTTGTATCTTGCCAAGACTCAAAACAATCAGCCATTGACCAGATGGTCGCACTATCCCTAGCCGAGGAACTTGAGCCAGGTGGCGAGCTAAGAGATTTACCAGACAACTACCGACCTGCCCTAGCCGAGGATGTGCCAGAAGGCAGAGCTTGTGGCAACTGTTTCTTTTTTGACGAGTCAAGAGTCAACGAGGAAGGCGACAAGGCTTGGTGTGAGCGTTGGGATGAGTTTGTTGATGGTGGCTACTACTGCAACGCTTGGGAATCAAATAATGAGGAACGAGCAATAAACCAAGAGGCACCTGCCTACATGAGGGCAGCAGCTCGGCGTGGACTTGAGTATTACGAGGAAGGTCTTGCCGGTGATGGTGTGACCCCTAAGACAATTAGAGAAGCTAGAGCGATGGCAGAGGGCACAGTCAGCGATGACAAGTGGGTCAGGATTGCAGCTTGGATTGCTCGACACCTACCAGACCTAGATGCCCCAGATGCAGACCCAGACTCAGAGGGCTACCCTTCCGCAGGTGTAGTTGCTCACTTGCTTTGGGGATCAGGCCCATCTAAGAGAGCCGCACAACGCACCAAAGACTACGCTGATTCAGTAGTTGCTAGAATCAGAGCAGAGGAAACTAACAGCATGGACAATAACAATAAGTGGCTAGATGTGGCGAGAGCCATTGCCCTAAAGATTGACGGCCCAAAGGCTCAAGAGCCAGAGGTTAGAACCAACAGCGTTGAGTTTGAAGTCAGGGCTGAGGGCGATGGCATGACCTTTACTGGCTATGCCTCTGTGTTCAACAGCCCATCACAAGACCTTGGCGGCTTCATCGAGTATGTTGCCCCTGGTGCTTTCAAGCGTTCCCTACAATCTCGCAATGAAGTAAAGCTACTTTGGAACCACGACAGCGGTGAGCCACTTGCCTCACTAAGAGGCGGCACCATGCAACTTGTCGAGGATGACCGAGGCCTAAAGGTCACAGCTACTTTGCCACAGACCAGCCGAGGAAAAGATGTTGCCGAGCTTCTTCGCACAAAGGTAATCGATTCTATGAGCTTTGGTTTCAATGTGATCAAAGACACTTGGTCAAGGGATGGTCAGACTCGCACACTTGATTCAGTCAGACTATTTGAGGTGTCAATCGTGAGCTTCCCAGCTTATGAGGCAACTACAGCTCAGGTACGCTCTCAGCCAACCATCAACCCTGACCAGCTTGCCGATGCTTTGCTAAAGCTAGAGTCCGGTGAGGAACTAGACGAGGCAAACGCAACCTTGATTACCGAGGTTGTCAATAAGCTAAAAGCCAATCCAGGGGTTGAGGAAGTTATCGACAACGGCCTTGATTTGCTGGACCTAAAGAAAAAGCAATTTGACCTACTACTGAAAAGGATCTAAACATGGCAACCAAAGATGAAATCAAAGCAGCTCTACTAAAGGCAGCTGGCAACCCATCAACAGGTATCATTAGAGATCTAGCCGATGACTTTGCTCAGGCAGTCTGGGAGCTAGACAACAAAAACTCGATAAACCCTGCCAAAGAAGTAAGGGTTATTGACAGTAAAGAAACTCGCTAACTAGTTTCTTTAGCCCCAGCTCGGTCCCCCTTCCTGAGCTGGGGTTTTCTTTTGCCTATAAACTTGTGAGTAGCAGTTGAGTGTAAGCACCGCTGTGTCTGTTGAGTGTCAGCACCGCAGGAACCCCCTCAAATCAAATTATTAGGAGAATCATGTCAGACTTTATCAAGTCACAGATGGATGCTCGCAACAACCTCATCGCTCAGGCGAGAGAAGTCCTAGACTTCGCAGAGGCTGAAAAGCGTGGTCTATCAGCAGAAGAAAACCAGAAGATTGCCCGTATCGAAGCTGACATTGACTCAGCCGACACAGCTATCTCAACTGCTCGTAGCATTGCAGAGCGTGAAGCTCGTGCAGCAGAGGCAGCAGCATCATTCACACCACAGGCATCAGCACCAGCTAACACTGACGCTGACATCCTTCGCTCTATTGCAACAGGTGAGATTCGTGGCTACGAGTTCGCTCGTGAGGCTCGTACTCTAGTTCCATCTAGCAACACTGTTGGCCAGAGCTTCTACGACCAGGTATTTGAAATAGCACAGCTAGTTGGCCCAATGCTAACTACCTCTGAGGTATTCAACACCACATCTGGCGAGAACCTAGTTATCCCAACTGTCACCGCAACCTCAACCTCTGGTTCAGTTGCAGCAGCAGGAACCATCTCAGAGTCCAACCCAACATTCTCATCCATCACCCTTGGTGCTGAGAAGTATGGTGCTCTAGTACAGGTTGCTCAGGAACTTGTGACAGATGCCGGTTTTAACATCAGCTCCTATTTGGCCCAACAGCTCGGAACGAGCCTTGGTCTAAAGGTCAACGATGTTCTAACCACAAAGCTATCTGCAGCCGCTGGCTCAGTAGTTCGTGGAACTGCAACTAACTTTGCAGCTGAGTACGAAGATCTTGTATCGCTTGTGTACGGAATCGCCGACGGAGCGAGAGTGCTTCCAGGGCTCGGATTTATGATGAGCAAGACTGGTATTGCTGCTGCTCGTAAGATGAAGGACGGCTCAGGTGCTTACATCTGGACCGACTCTGCAGTCCCAGGACAGGCAGCTACCTTGCTTGGCTACCCAGTGTTCGAGAACCCAAATGTTGCCGCTGTTGGAACTGCTGCTAAGTCAGTATTGTTCGGACACCTGCCATCATTCAAGGTTCGTGTAGCAGGTGGAATGAGAGTTGACCAGTCATCTGACTTCGCTTTCAACACTGACACTGTAACCTACCGAGGCCTAATGCGAGTAGATGGTGGACTAACCCACGCTTCTCACATTGGTTTCTTCCAGGGTAAGTAATTAGCCCTAGCTAAATAAGCTGACAAGCCCCAAGCGTGTAGGTTCGCTTGGGGCTTGTCTTTTGCTAGGATTATGGCAACAAAGGGAGAAACCTACATGAGCAAGACCAAAAGAAAACTAAAGGGCACTGTATCTGTCTTTAGCAATTCGCCAGGACAGCCAACCGGATACGGCCAAGCCACCGATGCCCTAGTCAAACTTCTAAAGCGTGATGGTGCAAATGTTGCATCTCTGTCTAACTATGGGCATGAAGGCATCAACACGATCTACCACACCGAGTATGGCGAGATTCCAATCTATGCCAGAGGCTCAGAAGCCTACTCAAATGATGTGACCCCATCTCACCACAAGCATTGGAAAGCCCTAAACGCTGACCAGCCTGACTTGATGATTACCCTTTACGATGTTTGGGTTCTAAACGCTAAGGGCTTTGACACTATCCCTATCGCAAGCTGGACCCCGATTGACCACAACCCAATCCCACCAGCAGTTTTGAAGTGGCTAAAAAAAGAAAATGTCACACCGCTTGCTATGAGCAAGTTTGGCCTAGAGCAGATAAACAAGGCAGGTGTTGAGGGTCACTACATCCCTCACAGTATTGACACCAAGGTATTCAAGTTCACAGACAAGATTGACGGCTTGCCAGTTGACAAATACATGGGTTTTGAGAATGACCGCTTTGTAGTTGGCATGAATGCTGCTAACAAGGCATCAGGTATCTTGCACCGCAAGGCCTATTCAGAGAACATGATGGCCTTTGCAATGTTTGCCCGAAAGCACCCAGACGCAATGCTTTACATCCACGCAGATGCCAGCTCACCTCATGGCTGGAACCTTATGGCACTGGGTCAGTTGCTAGGTATCCCGATTGACAACATGACATTCCCTGACCCACTTGCTTACAAGTACGGAATGCCACAATCTACCCTTGCAGGTATCTACTCAAGCTGGGATGTCATGCTTGCTACAAGCTATGGCGAGGGCTTTGGTATTCCAACAGTTGAGGCTCAGGCTTGTGGTGTTCCAGTTATTGTTAGCAAGTTTGCTGCCTCACCTGAGCTAGTCGGAGATGGTTGGGCAGTATCAGGTCAGCCACTCTACGATCCAGCCCAGCACTCATTCTGGAACATCCCATCGGTGCCAGAGATAGTCGAAGCCTTAGAACAGGCCTACGCTAAGGGCAAGAACAAGTCAGCCAAGGCTGTAAAGTTTGCACAAAACTATGATCACGAAAAGGTATGGCAAGAGAACTGGATGCCGGTGCTAAAGAAACTACTCAAGTGATTGCCTGGGTATCTCATCACTTACCTGACAAAGACGGCAAGCTAGTCGGTGGGGCAGAGATGACCGATGTGGCATTGCTAACAGATGCCCCAACCGAATACACAATCATCACCCCCGACAACTGGAAGCAAGCTCTAGAGTTTGACAAGATAGTCATTACTGGCACAGATCTACTTAGCCCTTTTGCCATGACACAGCTTGCTAGGCGAAAGCCTGTTGTTGCCGTGCATCACTTGCAAACAAGAACTGAGGAAAGAGCCGAACTACTTAGCTCTGCCTCAACCCTTATTTGCCACAGCCCTAAGCACTTAGAGCTAGAGCTGTCTTGGACCAAGCCAAAGCAAAGCACTTGGATCATCAGCCCACATGACCCAAGCCAGTTCACAGCCAAGCCAAAAGAAAACTTTGCACTTTGGGCTGCAAGATGGCATGAGCAAAAGGGGCCACTACAAGCAATACAGTGGGCCAGTCAAAACTCAATCCCTTTGCTAATGATGTATGACAAGACAAGGGCAGAAGTCTTAGAGGCCATGAGCCGAGCGAAAGACTTTGTATTCCTGCCAACTAGCTTTGATGCCGAGCCACGCACAATTATCGAGGCAGTCCTGTCGGGTTGCCAGGTTCACACAAACGACCTAGCTGGCATCACTTCAATCCCTAACTGGCAAGACCCAGAAACACTGGCAAACTTAGTCAGCAACTCTAAGGAATTATTTTGGAACACAGTCCTACAATAGGCATCTGCTCAAGCTTGTTTGGCACTGGCTACTCTGGCTTTTACCCAAGATGGTGGGCAGGTATCCAATCCCTCAATAAGCAACCAGCCGAGATAGTTATTGTCCATGACCCTGCAAACAAGGATGAAGTGCTGGCCAACATCCCGAAAGATTACAAGTCAATAACAAAGACAATAGAGATGACCGGCAACTACTCAGACTTTAGGCTTGCCATGCAGGGGGCACTAACAACTGACTGGATCTCTGTCGGCGATGTTGATGACCAGTATCTGCCAGGTGCCTTTGATGAGCTAGACCAAGCCCATGCTGAGGGTTGCGACATCTACATTGACAAGGTGCAATTCAAGCATGACAGCTCAATCATGGAAGGTGCTTGGGAACCTGAGCACATCCCTTACAGAATGACCTGCCCAGGTAATGCCCCTATCAAGCGAGAGCTGTATGCAAAAACCGGTGGTGCTACAGGTGGCAGTTTCTACGATGACTGGGAGCTTTACATTAGATGTGTTGCTGCTGGTGCCAAGCCATTCCATGCCACTACTGTTAGGCTTATCCACGACTTAGGACACGACAGAGTGACCCTCAGTGGAGTAAACAGGCCAAGGATAAACGACAGCATTGGCCAAGATGCAATCGCTAAAGTTCGACAAGAGCTTGGCTTTTAGGAGAGAGCAATGAAGGTAGGTATCACAGGTGGTCAAGGCTTTATCGGGTCTTGGGTAGCCGAGGAACTAGAGAGGCGTGGCCACTCAGTCCTGAGCCTAGATCATCGAGTACGCACCCACGCTGACAATGTAATGCTTGGAGATGTCAGGGATGAAACAGCAGTCATGGAGTTTGCAGCTCATGTTGACGGCATCATCCATCTAGCAGCAGTCTTGGGCACAGTCGAAACTATTGACCGACCCTTGCCAGCAGCAGAAACAAACATCATTGGAACTCTCAATGTATTTGAGGCAGCATCTCGCTATGACCTGCCAGTAGTGTTTGCAGCTGTCGGTAATGCCAACATTGCCAGAGGAACATACTGCATCACCAAGTCTGCCTCTGAAAGATTTGTTGAGATGTACCGAGAGGATCGTGGGCTAAGAGTCACAAGCGTTAGACCTATGAACGCCTACGGCCCAAGGCAGTCTGCCCCAGAGCCTTATGGTGCAGCAAAGGTCCGAAAGATTGTCCCAAGCTTTGTATGCTCAGCCCTAGCTGGCGACCCTCTGATGGTTTATGGCGATGGCAGTCAGGTGAGCGATTCAGTCTGGGTTGGCGATGTTGCCAGGGTCTTTGTGACAGCCTTAGAAAAGGCAGCCGAGGGTATTGTGCCAACACACCCAATAGATGTAGGCAACGAGTTTCCAACAACAGTCCTAGATGTTGCCAATGAAGTTATCAAGAATGTAATAAAGGGCACAATCGAAACTGTCCCCATGAGAGCCGGTGAACCTTTTGGTGGGCCTATGAGCACTCAGGCAGAACTGCTGAAAGTCGTTGAAGCAGTCAAGACTGCTAACCCTAAGCTAAGGCCAGCCGATGTCAGGCGTGTTGTCAGAGAGCTTGGCACAGTAGTTAGTGCAGACATCTCAACCCTTGAGGCTATCGGCATTGACCCTTCAAGCTTCAAGCCTTTGTCCGAGGGTATTGCCGAAACAGTAGAGTGGTTTAGGGCTAACCGAGGAACGACTTGGGATACCAAATAGCAGATAGACTAGAGGCATTATGGCAATTACAAACGGCTACGCCACACTTCTAGATGTAAAAGCTGCTCTAAGAATCACAGACAGCATTGACGATTCTTTATTGGAAACAGCAATCGAGTCTGCCTCAAGAATGATTGACGGCTTTACGGCTCGCACCTTTTCTAACGCAGGTACAGCAGTAAGAAACTTTGCAGCTACTGATGCCATCAACCTAATAATTGACGATGCAATCACTGTCACAAAGGTCGAATCCACTGATGAGATTGGTGACACTTACACAGAGTGGACAGCCACCGACTACCAGCTTGAGCCAGTAAACGGCAGGGCTGATGGCCTCTACTCGCCTTACACAGGAATTAGAGCTGTCAACACTTACACTTGGCCAGTCGTTGACTACCAGGCACTTGTAAAGATTACCGGCACTTGGGGCTGGCCAACTATTCCTACTGCTGTCAAACAAGCAACCATCATCCAGGCCTCTAGGCTCTACAAGCGGCTCGACTCGCCTTTGGGGGTCTTGGGTATGGGGGATTTGGGCCAGATAAGAGTAAGCCGTTATCTTGATCCAGATGTTGAGCAGCTAGTCATGCCATACAGAATTATGAGGAACTTCGGCTAATGAGCATCAGCCTAATTAGGCAGGGCATAGCCACTAACCTTGCAACTATCGCAGGGCTTAGAACCGCCGCTGAGATACCAGATAACCCAAGTCCACCAATAGCAGTTGTATCCCTAAGCTCGGTTGACTTTGATGGGGCTTTCAACAAAGGCCTGACCAGGTATAACTTTTTAGTCACTGTCGTTGTGGGCAGGGTTGCCGAGAGAGAAGCACAAAGACGGCTTGATGCCTACATTTCTACTGGGTCTAGCAGTGTCAAGTATGCAGTAGAATCAGATAAGACTCTCGGTGGTAATGCCTACGATTGCCGAGTAGTGTCAATGAACTCAATAGGTTCATTGTCAATCAGCGATAACACATACTTGGCTGCTGACTTCACAGTCACAGTCATAGCAAACTAGGAGAAATAACATGGCAAAGTTTTACGCACAAGATTACAAGATCACTATCGGCACAGCCGTACTAAGCGAGGACATCGCTTCTGTGACTCTTGACATCACAACAGACGAAATCGAAACAACGGCTTTCGGGCAGACCTATCGCACAAGGATCGGGGGCCTTCGTGATGCATCTGTATCCCTAGACTTCCACCAGGACTTTGGTGCAGGATCGGTTGACGCTCTACTATTCCCACTTATGGGTTCAACAGTTGCTGTAAAGATTGCACCTACATCAGGTACAGTCACCGCAACCAACCCTGAGTACCGTTTCACAGCTCTAGTCACCCAGTACCAGCCATTCGCCGGTGCCGTTGGTGACCTTGCTACCCTATCTGTCACTTGGCCTGTATCTGGCGAAGTCACCAGAGCCACAGCAGCATAGTAAGCTAAGAGCATGAAAATAAACCTACAAGTAGAGTTCAGCGACAAGCCTGGTGAAACTAAACAGATCATCTGCCTAGCATCCGACATGGTGAAGTTCGAAACAAACTTCAACATCTCCATTGCGAATCTAGACAAAGACCTCAAAATCACTCACCTGCTTTTCCTAGCTTGGGCAAGTGAAACACGCACCAAGGCAACTGCTAAAACATTCGATGAGTGGATTGACGGAGTAGTATCCGTATCGGCCTCTGACGACCCAAAAGCATAAAGGGTCTAGGGGATCAGTCAGCTCATTGGTTTATAGCATCTCTGGCAATCGAAACAGGTATAAGCCCCAGAGAGTTGTTAGAACTTGATGAAAGAATGCTCTGGACACTCAGTCGGTATTTGATTCATAAGAATCAAAGCCGTAGCTCTAAAAGATAAGCCCCCCAAAAGGGGGTTTTTCTTTTGGGTAGAATGGTAAGAACAAGGAGCCTTATGCAAACTAAAAGCACAGTCACGCTAACAGGCGTACCTGAGGTTCTGCGTCAGCTTGAAATCTTTATGCCTAATGCCGTCAAAGAGATGAAAAAAGAAGTCAAGGGGATTGTGGGACCAGCCCTGACAAAGATAGACTCCAACATCCCTGTGGTATCACCTCTTACAGGAATGATTCACAGTGGCCGCACTCAGTATGGTGGGGCTAAATCTAATCTAGCCTTCCCGATTACAAAGATTATCTACAACGCAGATGTTCACCCCCTAGTGCAGATACAAGTCAAAAGCCCTAAGGGTGCTGCTGGTTTGCTAGTAGCTGACATGGCAGGTAGGGGAAGTGGCAAGGGTCGCAGGGCCAGCACAATGTCTGCTGAGATTACTAAAGAAGGCGTTGCCGCCTATCGCTATCGTAAGAATGGGCAGGGTCAGGCAATGATTAGAGCACTCAGCCGTAAAGCCTCTCGGTTTGTTTATCCAGGTGTTGAGCGTTCTATCCCCTCAATGAGCCTAAAAACACTAGCCGTATTAGAACGCTATGCCGCCAAGGTGAATAGGACTATCGAAAGAATCTAATGGGAATTAACATCAACATTGCCACCAAGTTTGACTCGGCTGGTGTAAGAAGTGCAAAGCGTGAGCTTGGAACCCTAAAGAGAGATCTATCGGGTTCGGTCAGTTCCCTTGGAACAAACATTGCTGTTTTGGGTGCAGGTATCGCTGGAATCAGTGGCTACCTAAACAGGACAGTAAATGCTGCCTCTAACTTCTCAGCTCAGTTTGAAGGTGTAAACCAAACCTTTGGTAGAGGTGCAAAGGCTGTGCAGGATTACGCAGCTCAAGCTGCAACGCTTTCAGGTATTTCTGAAACACAAGCTCTAAATGCTGCTAAAAACTTTGGTGGGTTTGCTACCTCTGCTGGACTTTCAGGAGAAGCTGCCGCTGACTTTGCCATCGAGCTTGTAAAAGCAGCTGGTGACTTAGGTTCCTTTGCCGATGTTCCAGTCGAGGAAGCCCTTGCTGCTATTCAATCGGGACTTGCAGGACAGACAGAGCCTCTAAGAAACTTTCAGATTTTGCTTAGCGATGTCACTCTGCGTGAGCGTGCTTTTGCGATGGAACTTACTGACACTACAAAGACTGCACTAACCCCACAGCAAAAGGTCTTGGCTACTCATGCAGAGCTTATGGATCAGATGGGTGTAAAGGCTAATGACTTTATCAACTATTCAGATACTTATGGCAACCAAGTAAAGAGCCTCACAGCTGAGTGGGCAAACATGGAGCGAGCTATTGGTGATGAGCTATTGCCAGTGCTTGAGGAACTTATGCCCGACATTAGGGACATTGCTAAAGAGTTTGGCACAACCCTAAAAAACGCTGTAAAAGCTATTGACTGGAAAGCACTGCTAAACGATCTAGTTGCTTTTGGTACTTGGTTTGTCAACAATGTTGCAACCATTGCAAAGGTCACTACAGCACTATTCCTCTTGTCTACCACCATCAAAGCACTAAATGTTTTGTTTATAACTGGCAAGTTAGTTATGGAAGCCTACACCTATGTGCAAGCAAAGTTGGCAGCAGGGGCAACGATAGCTTCATTGGCTGTGTCTGGCCTCAAGGCTGTCTTTATGGCCTTTGCCCCTTTTGCAGTAGCCGCTGGTATTGCAGCGATTGCTACGGCAATGTCGGCAGTAGCCAAAGATTCTCGCTTGGCTTCAAGTGGGGTCAAGAGCCTGTACGAGGAAACTCGCTCAGACCTAATTGCTAACCCCTTCAAGCAAGCAGTCAACCCTGGCAAGGTTTACATTGGACTGATTCGAGATGCTAAGGGAGAAACTAGCGGCCTAAAGGCAGAGCTACTTGACCTGCCAAAGAAAATAAATGTAGATGTAGTCATAGATGTCCAGCTTGAAAACAGAATCAGAAACAGAGAGCTACAAAGCTATCTTGGGTTCTTAGGCGACATTGGCGGGATTTCAGACACTGGTGCCAGCTACAAAGCTGGTACGGACACAAAGACCCCTTCAAAAACTGTTGGATCTGTTGCACAACCAGTGTCACCACTACAGCAGATAATTGCTGAATCAAAACAAAATGCCAAGGTAATTCAAAAGCAGTCAGTTCTTGAACGCAAGGGCTTGTCTAAAGAAGTAGCAGCCTGGGTGACCTCTAGCAATAAGCCTGTAAAAGCTGCTAATGAGGCAATAGCAAGGATTAGCAAAAACGGCAACAAGGCTATCGGAAACCTAACTAAGGCCTACACAAACTCTGCTGCCGGACAAGCTGCCGCTGCCGCTGCCGCTGCCTCTGAGATCACTGAATCATTTACTGTTGCCTACGATGACACAGCAGACAAAGAAGCCGCTGCACTAGCCGAGCGTGAGCGTGTATTCAAGTCATTTGCTGACTCAGTAAAAGCTACTTTTGCAGGAATGAAAAACGGCATTATCAACGCCTTTGACCTTACTGAGCTAGGTGGATCAAGCAACGCCATCACTCGCAACATGGAAAAGCTACTGGTTCGACTAAGAGCCTTTGCAGACAATGTAAAAAACCTAGCCACAATGGGACTAAACCCAGCCCTGCTACAACAGGTAATTTCTGCCGGCCCTATGGGTGGTGCCCGACTAGCTGAGGCTCTTGTTATGGGTGGAGCTGGTGGCCTATCTGCTCTTAACGCTGGCTACTCAGAGTTTGGTGCCCTATCATCCCAGATTGCTCAAACAGGCACAGAGAGCCTATTCAACCAGTCAGGGCAGCAAAGCATCTACAACATAAATGTTGACGGCGGTGTTGGCTCAGGCTCAACTATCGGTAAGGCTATCGTTGACGCTATCAAGGCCTACGAGCGTACCTCTGGTGCTGTTTGGCAGGGTGCCTAGTGTCAGCCCCCTCAGTCAAAGTTGAGCTAGGTCTTGACCTTGGCCAGCGTGACCCTTTTGCCTTTGTGCTTGATGACCCAATTAGAGGTGTCCTAGACAACACAAGCTTTACCCTTGGTGGTGAGCGATTGTTTGACATCACCCCACGCCTAGTCACTACAACTGTCAGGCGAGGCAAGAACAATGCCCTAGATCGCATTGACGCAGGTATCGTCACAATCGTTGTTGACAACTCAGACAGAGAGTTTGACCCCCTTTATGAAAACGGCCCTTACTACGGACAGCTTGTACCTAGACGCTCTGTAAGGGTGTCGGCCAATGACTACCCAGTCTTTGTTGGCTTTATTGACGACTTTGACATCCAGTACGAACCTGGCAAGCAGTCTGTTGTCCAGATACAGGTATCAGATGCCTTCTCTGTTTTGGCTAACTCAGGGCTTGAGGAGTTTACCCCCGACTCAGAGTTGTCGGGTGCTCGAATCAACACAGTCCTAGACAGACCCGAAGTTGACTGGCCAGCCGAGCTTAGGGACATTGACCCTGGCAACTCAGTAATGCTTGACACCGATGTGGCTGAGGGCACAGGAACCCTTGAGTATCTACAGCTTGTATCTGACTCTGAGTTTGGTACTTTGTTTCTGGCAAAAGACGGCAAGATTGCCTACCGAGAGCGAAACGCTGTCCCGAATGTGCCTGACATCGTATTCAGCGATGAGATAGTTGACGGCGATTACACAGGTATTCAGTTTGCAGATGTCAACATTGTTTACGGATCAGAGAACCTTTACAACCGAATCACGCTAGAAAACGCTGACCTTATCCCTGAGCAAGCCTTTGCCGAGGACTCAGACTCACAAGCCTTGTATGGCCCAAGAAGCCTTTCCCAGACTGGGTTGCTAATCCAAGACCCATCTCAACTAGAGTTCCTTGCCGAGTTCTTGCTTGCCAGGTACAAAGAGCCTCAGTATCGCTTTGAAACTGTCACAGTTGTAATGGACACCCTGACCACAGAGAACCAAGACAAGGTGCTAGATCTTGAGATTGGTGACATTGTGCTGGTCAGGTTCGAGCCTTCTGACATCCCCCCAGCCATTGAGCAGTATTGCCGGATTATCGGTATAAACCATGACTGGAACCCGAACAACAAGAACATTAGCTTTAGCCTAGAACGCCTTGACTTTGCCATCTTTATCCTTGATGACGCTGTGCTGGGCCAGCTCGACAATGACCGCCTTGCCTACGAGTAGTAAACTAAAAACAACAACAAAGGAACCCCATGCCAAGAAAAACCTTTACAGCGGGCGAAGTGCTCGCTGCCGCAGATGTCAATCAATATCTGTCAAATGAGATTTCACTCACTGCCTCTACCGCTACTACTTACACAGTCACAACCTCTGACCGCTACAAGATTCTAGAGTTTGACTCTGGTTCAGCAGTCACAGTGACCATTGGAACCGCAACAGCTTTCCAGGCTGGCGAGCGTATTGACATCTTGCAGGATGGTGCCGGAACTGTCACGATCACTAGGGATGGCACAGTCGTTAGCCTTGCAGGTCGAGGAACCGCTGGCACCGCCTACAGAATTGGTCAGCGTTATGACGCTGTATCTGTTGTCTGTGTGGGTACTAACTCTTACCGCATTATTGGTAACGCAACGGCGGTCTAATGACTCTCTCAGCGTTAGGTATTTTTAGTGCTGCTGGGGCTGGTGGGGGAGTTGCTGGTGGGGGAGCCTATGAGCTTATTCAATCTTCAATTCTTGGTTCTGACCAAGCAACGATTGACTTTACCAGTTTAGGCACTTACTCATCTACCTATAAGCATTTACAACTAAGAATTGTTTCTAGGGGAAGCAACTCTAATCCTTGGACTCAGTACAGATTGAGATTCAATGGTGATGGCACGACTAGCTATGACAGACATTTCTTTTTTGGAAGTGCTGGAACTGTTGGGGCAACGGCTCATGTAAACGACAGCGGATTTTTGGACGGACAAACACAAACCGGCAATAGCGGAACTTCAGGAGCGTTTGGTGCTTCAGTAGTAGACATTCTTGACGCTTACTCAACAACAAAAAATAAAACTCTTAGAAACTTTGGTGGTCGTAGACCAGGGGGAGATGACCCAATTATTTTTGGTTCTGGACTTTGGCGAAACACAGGTTCAATAACATCTATGGAAATAACCAATACTGCTGGGAACTTTTTGACTGGTTCTCGCTTCTCTCTCTACGGAATAAAGGGATAACAAATGCCAACACCTACATACATACCTTTAGCTAATGTGACTATCGCCACATCAACCGCTTCCGTAACCCTAAGTTCAATCCCAGCTTCCTATCGTGACCTTGTAATCGTCACAAGTATTCGCTACAACATAGCAGCAGACATTGACTTTAGATTCAACGGAGATACAGGCAACAACTATTCTCATGTTGTTATGGCTGGAAACGGCTCATCTGCTGTTAGTGACAACTACACGAGCAACACAATGAGAATTAGCTACTATGGCTCTGGGTCTACAACTGCTGGAAACCATGTTGGGATAGTTCAGATTATGGATTACTCTGCAACTGACAAGCATAAAACAAGCTTGGCAAGAAGCAACAGAGCCGATTCAGGAGTAGACGCTAGTGCTATTAGATGGGCTAACACAGCGGCTATAAACTCAATTACTTTGCTGCAAACCAACGGAAGAACGCTTGAAGCTGGAGCGACCATAGCACTATACGGAATAGCGAGCTAGAAAATGACAATGACTCTTATAGAAACAAAAACCCTAGGCACAGCACAAGCATCGCTGGAGTTCACAGCAATCCCACAGACCTTTACTGACCTTGTTGTCTTGACTTCATTGCGAAGTGTCAATGACGAGGCTTTGGCAATCCTTTCTTTCAACGGCTCAACAAGCAATTTTTCTGAAAGATTTTTGCGAGGCAGCGGTTCAAGCGTTGATTCTGCTTCATTTACCTCTGGCACTTTTGCTCGTATCTTTGGAGCTTCTGGACAGTCATCTCAAACCGCTAACACTTTTGGCAATAGCTCTATTTACATTCCAAACTACACAGGCTCAACAAACAAAAGTGCTTCTGGCGATGGTGTAAACGAAAACAACGCTACCTCTGCCATGCAAATAATTGTTGCTTTACTTTGGTCAGATACTGCTGCTATCACATCTTTAGCCGTTGCCGCCAACGCTGGAAACCTTGCTATCGGTTCAACAGTTTCTCTTTACGGAATACTAAAAGGCTCTGACGGAATAGTCACCACCTCATAACAAGAAAGAAAAGAAAATGACAGAAGTAATCACCAAGCTAGTAGTGGACTGCTCAACAGGCGAAGCAACAGAAGTACCTCTAACAGCCGAGGAACTAGCACAGCGAGAAACTGACCGCCTAGCTTACGAAGCTCAGGAAGCAACACGCCTAGCTGCCGAGGAAGCAAAAGAAACAGCTAAAGCCTCTGCTAATGCCAAGCTAAAAGCTCTGGGTCTGACTGACTCTGAAATCGCTGCTATCACCGCATAATGGCTGAGGAAACAACTGGGGTACGCATTACCCAGCAAGCAATTTACGCCAAGCAACTTGAGCATGGAGAAACCCTTGTCAAGATCCTTGAGAAGCTGGACCACCTAGACGAGGTTCCTGCACGCTTGAGAGAGGTAGAGCTGACACTTGCTCGCCTGGCTTGGATTGAAAAGATTGCCTACACAGGTTTAGCTGCATCAGTTGTATCCCTTATTGGCCTAATTATTGGAGTTGTAAACAGATGAAAACAAAGCCTCAGATGCCCCTAGATGGCAAGTTTGGTAAAGACTGGAAAGTCACCTCACCTTTTGGCTGGAGAATCCACCCAATCGAGAAGTATAAAAAACACCACAATGGTGTAGATCTATGGGGACCAAAGGCAAAGATTTGGAACGAAGCCTGGCATGACGGCACAGTCGTTGCTGCCGGCACCTCAAAGCTAAAGAACCCAGACGGCTCTCTCGGTGGGGTTGGCTACTATGTTGACATTCGCTCAAAGATAAATGGCGAGTGGTACACAGCTCGCTACGCACACATGGTTGAGAACTCACTAACTGTTGTCAAGGGCGAGAAGGTCAAGGCTGGAACTCGACTAGGCATCATGGGCAATACCGGTGCATCGGCTGGCAGACATCTACACTTTGAGATCTGCAAGGGCAAGTACCTAAAGTGGACCTCTGATGGCAAGGGCTATGTTGACCCTCTAAAGTTTGTCAAAGCCACTATTGCTAAGTGGGAACTCGATGCTGAGGTTGGACTACCAACACCTGACACAGGTGAGGTTGCCCCTGCCCCAGTTCACGAGCCAGTGCCAGTAGTCAAAGCCCCTAAACCCCCAAAGGTGCAACCCAAACTTGGTAAGTAAACTAGCCAAAAAGAAAAGCCTACGACTTATGTTTGTGGGCTTTTTTCTTTTCTTTATGGTCTGGCAACCAACCCCTGCTTATGCTGCTCAAGCTATAGCCACAATTACCTGTGCCGACTCAACTGGCAATCAACAAAGCTATGCGACAGGATGGAACAATGAAAACAACTACTTCTTGGATAAAGGCAACATTGCCCAGCACTTTTGCGAGGGTGGTTGGGCTGGCCAGCTCACCACTTTTGTTGGTGTTGTATCTAGTGACGGCACTGAGCTGGATCCTGCTTTGCTTTTCCATCCTGGCTACATTGCTCCTAGTCCTATCAGTCCCACTCCTAGCCCTGAAACTGCACCAGAAACTGAGCAAGTCCAACGCACCGAGGATGTGAGTCGAGATGTTGAAAGAACCGAAACAGTTGAACGCACAGAGGATGTGGCTCGCACTGAGGAAGTTGTCAGAGAGCCTGAGCCAGTGGCTCCGGTGGCTCCCATAGCCCCAGAGCCCGAACCTACTCCAGAACCTACCCCAGAACCTACGCCAGAACCAGAACCTAGTCCCACAAGCCCTGTAAAGCCTGTAGAGCCCACAAAGCCCCCAGAGGTCATAACACCTACCCCAGAGCCTACTGAGCCCCCTACGAGCCCCACAGAGCCGACAATTCCGAGCGAGCCTACGCCTGAGCCTGAGTTGCCAGAGGTAATAGTAAGCATCGAACTAGCGTTAGAAGCTGTCGGTAAACTTGTAGATAACCTACGCTCAATCGGGTCAGACATGACACCGGAAGTTAGAGAACAGGCCCAACAGGTTGTGGTTGCTTCGGTGATCGTGAC